GACTTGGCCGAGGTGCATGGCGTCCCGGTCGTCCTGGTTCCAGTCGGTGGGGTTCGAGGAGGAGAGATTTCGGCCGCCGAGTTGGTCGATCGGTCTGTCATTGAGTCGGCGGAGAAGGCGGCAAAGTCGGCCGGTCTCGAGGTTACCCTGGGAGCCCGTCGGAGCAAAGCGGTCGAGCCGAAGCTCGAGGAGGTAAAAGAGGAGGAGCTTGAGGAAAAGTCCGCCCCGGTCGTCGTTTCATTCGACCCGGTCACCAGGGCGACGACCTGGAATCCCTGGGCGGTCGCCGAGAATGTTTTTCTTGAAGACGAATATTTTAATCGCGTCCAGTTGTGTCGCGAGGTGCTCGAGAAAGAATCTCCAGAATGGAAAGCGGCGCTTTTGTCACGGTGCCAGGAATCGATTGAGGAGCTCGATGAGAGTGCCTTGGTGGTTTGGTATTTACTTGAGGGGCTCAAGCCGGAGGATCTTTGCGGTCGTCGTCTTGCTGCTCTTTTGGGAGTGTCTGAATTTTGGATTGAAAGGGTGGCGGCATGATTGAAAAATTGATTGTCACAACCGGGGCCGGTCGAGAGGTTCTGATTACCTGGCGGGAATATCGGTCGCTCGTGGGAACGATCTCGGTAAAGCTATGCGCGGTTTCGGGGCATGGAACTTTGACCAGGTTATTCGTCTCGCCAGGCAATCGACGGGATGGACTTGGCCGGGCTCTGGTTCGCCAGGGACTCCTCGAGCTTCGAGATGCTGGATGTCATCGAGCTTTTGTCCTGGTCAATCCTGGAGGGATGCGCGAGGAGTCGATTTCTTTTTTCGAGGCGGTTGGATTTCAAGCAATCGAAGGGAGCGAATTTTCTCCGCCTTTGGGATCGCTCGTGATGATGCGCGAGATTGAGCCAGAAGGGAGCGGAATCTATCTGTTGCCTGCTCAACAAAAAGGAGGGTTAAACTAATGGCGGACATGGATGCGTGTCGGGCAAAGCTTCCGATTTGGGGATTGTTTTCGGCGTTGGGATTACAAGGGGCCGACAAAGTTGGAGCGTGGGGCGGAGGAGGCGGAGAGGCAAAGATTTGCTCTCCATTTAGGGAAGACAATTCGCCTTCGTTTTCAGTCTTTAGCCGCGACGGGGTCGGGCTTTGGAAAGACCACGGGACTGGTGAAAGCGGCGACGAAATCAAGCTGATTGAGGCAGCTAGAGGAATTTCAAACAAAGAGGCGATGCAACTTTATTGCGAGCTTGCGGGAGTGCCCTGGGGAACTAGTGGTAAACCTTCGAGCCCGAGCAAACCTTGGAAACCAGCGAAAGAAGTTCCGCCCGTCCTGCCTAAAAAGTCACTTGCGGACCGGCTCGAGGGGGTCGAGGTGCCTAAAAAGGAAAAGCCAAAATCGACCGGGTTTGGTGAGATTGTTAAAGAATACGATTACCAAGACGAAAAAGGAAAATTGCTCCACCAAACGCTAAGAATGGAGCCCAAAAGTTTTCGACAAAGAAGACCGGCCAACCAAGACGACGACCAGGCAACGGTTCGAGGGGGATTCGTTTGGTCGCTCAAAGATTCCAGGGTCGTGCCTTACCATTTGCCGGAGCTTCTCGCCGCTCCAAAATGTGAGCCAATCTTTTTGGTCGAAGGAGAAAAGGATGTCGAGAACTTGGAGGCTTTATCGACTGACGGGCTCGAAGTTGTCGCGACCTGTTTGCCAATGGGAGCCGGAAAGTGGCGGGATGAATTCGCGGATTTTTTCCGAGGCCGGTGGGTCGTCGTCATTCCAGATTTTGACAAGCCGGGCCTCGAGGGGGCTGACCTAGTAGCGCGTGAAATATTCAAGGTTGCGGACCGCGTCGGGGTGCTTCATCTCGAAAGCGTCTCTAAACAAGCCCGCCCAGGTTGGGACGTGTCTGACTGGCTCGAAGGGGAATGGGAAATTGGGATCACGATCGAAGAGCAATATCGAAAGCTGATGGACCAGGCCGAACTGGCCGGGGTCGAAGAGCTCGACTTGTTTTCGGATGTTGTCAAAATTGGCGACCGCGGCGGGATTTCTGTTGACCAGGATCTGCTGGCAAGGCTCCTGGTTCGGATCGAAAATCTAATCTATTGCGGAGATTCATTTTGGCAATGGAACGGAAAAATCGGGATTTGGGAAAAGCGAAGAGAGAAAACTTGGATCGAGCGACAGGTTCGAAGAAGGATTGCTCAGGCTGGAGGTGGGTCAGTTATAAACGCGCCTTTAGTTTCTTCGGTGGTCCGCCTGGCAATGAGCGAAAGGGTGTTTTTCCCGGAGTCTTTAAATAGTCAGAAATCAGGAATGTTTCCGGTTCGAAACGGGCTTTTGGATGTCGCGGCCGGTAAGCTTTTGCCACACCGGGCCGGTCATTTGACAACGGTCCAAACTCCGCATCGATTCCAACCTGGGGCCGAGTGCCCTGGTTGGTTGGGGTGGCTTGAGGAGCGTCAGGAAGACCAGGAAACACGCGACCAAATCCAGGAGATTTTTGGCTATTGCCTAGCGACCCATATTAACTACCACAGTTTCTTTTTCTTTTATGGGGACGGTGGGACCGGGAAGTCGACTTGTGTGGATGTCCTCGAGTGGCTGGTTGGGGAAGACAACAAGGTCGCGGTCGAGCTCACTGAGCTAGACAATGCTTTCATGCGTTCTCAGTTGGTTGGTAAATCGCTCGCGCTTTGTAAGGAGCTAACCCGGCACTCGCTCAAGCATATCGGTTTGATTAAAGCGATCGTTTCGGGTGATCCCGTGGCGGTCGACGTGAAATATGGGCAGGGTTACGATTTCAGGCCGAAATGCCGGGTCGTGATGGAGTCTAACGTCTTGCCAATGTCGGCTGATAGTTCCGCCGGGTTCGAGCGAAGATTTATCCAGGTCAATTTTGACAAGCCAATCGACCGCGATGGAATCGAATTTAACTTCCAAGAAAAGTTTCGTGCTGAAATGTCCGGGATTTTGAATTGGGCCTTGGTTGGATACAGAAGATTGAAAGAGCGGGGGCGGTTCATTCATACCGAGCGCAGCAAACAAGCCACTGACGATTTCAAAAAACACCGGGCACAGGTCGAGACGTTTTTGAAATCTGGGATTCTAAAAGAATTTCCTCACAAAGAAGACAACGGAGAAATCACTCGGCTTTGTGTTTGGATGGAGGACGTATTTTTGGCTTATAACGAATGGTGCGCCCAGGAGGATGTCGTCGCTTTCTACAAAGAAAAATCACCTTTTGCTCGCGAGCTTTTTACGAAAAAGCCCGATTGGCGTGTCCGCAAAAAGCGGGAACGAGTCAATGATGAGATTAGAGATTCCCGACTCTATGGAATCCAAATCATGGCGGAGGCCGAAAGCGCGTAACACCAAAAAAAGATGACTCACGAACTCAAAGAAACGGACAACCAGGAAAGAATTTGGGCTCGGCGGTGGGGGGTGACGCTTCGAACCGTAAAAAATTGGATTGAGAAGGCAGAGGAGCTCGGCGGGCTTGTTCCTTTTGAAACTGAGAATCCCAACGACCTTTTGGAGTGGTATCGCGACGCTTTTGGTAAGGCTCCGAAAGGGGAAATAGAAACCAGAGCTCGAGAGCTAAGAATCGAGGCCGGGCTCGAGGTTGTCGACCAAGTTGAAATTGACCTCGGCCCGATCGAGGTCATTAAGAAAGCCCTGGAAAGGGTGGGGATGGATTTGACCTTTTCGCGAATTGTGGAGGAAGAGGAACGTGCGGCCAAAATGTATGAAGTTCTTCGGGTTCGAGGAGTGTCGACAAGCGAAGCTCGAAGGCAATGGAAAGAAGCATCCGAGATGAAACGGGCGGCCCAAAAAGGAGACGACGCGGTCCAGGTCGCTCGAGAGCTTTTGCGGGAATGGGTTCTAAAAGAATTCGAACCGGTCCAGCGAGATCTTCGCAAAAAAATCAGCGGTTCGGTCCTGGGTGTGCAAGCTCGCCAGGGGCTCCTCGAAACCGTCAGCGATAAGGAATGGGAACGAGTTTGGGACAAGGAGCTCGAGAAAGTTCTATCTGAGAAATGAAAAGCGATTTTTTAGATTCGATCGGGGTTGAAATCTCGACCTTTTCGCGGGAGGTCCAGGAACGGGTTTGGGTTCCTCGAGCTCGTTTGAATTTTGGCGACTATTGTGAGGAGAATATCATTCTGGGCTCGGCTGAAAATGCCGACTATGCTGGTCCGTATTCGAGGGAAATGACTCCTTCAGTTTCCCGCTTCCTCGAAGAATTCCTAGACGGTGGCGGCGGTGAAAGGTGGCGTGAGTGTTATGGGGCCAAAGGTTCCCAGGCCGCGGTCACCGCTCATTCATTGATGGAAATGGTTCGCCGGGCAGACTATGCGCCGGGAAATATCGTGTATGGTATCGATGCCCAAAAAAACGCGGGTGCGATTGCGGAGCGATACGTCGAGTTCTTAAAGAGCTCTCAGTCGATGGGTGAGATTGTTGGCAAGCTTCCCGAGTCTTATTTGAAGGGCGACGTGATTTCTCTCCCAGGCATGAAAGTTTATTTCGTCGGTGCTGGTTCGGTTGGTCAGGCCGCTTCGAAGCCGGGGGTTGTCCTGGTTGTGATCGATGAAGTCGATACTCACAAAGAAACTAAAGTCGACGGTTCGACGGTTCACCTTTTCGCGCAACGGGGCAAAGCGACCGTCAGCGGAAAGATCCTGGGCTTTTCAAAACCGACGATCGAAGAGGGCCAAATCTGGCAGCTTGTGACAACCGGATCCGGTCACCGGGATTTTGTTCCGTGCAAACATTGCGGACATTTTCAATTTTTAAAAATGAGCCAAGTCCGCTACCAACATTTGCGCGACAAATTTGGCGATCTCGATCTAGCTAAAGTGATCCAGGGGGCGGAATACGAATGCGAAGCTTGTGGCGGAATGCACCAGGAAAGTGACAAGAAAGAAATGCTCGCAAACGGGGAAGTCAGAGCCACGAATTACGTCGAGAAAGGGGAAGGGGACCAGAAAGAAAAAGTTCCTGGTTGGCTCCCGAAAAGAATGAGCTTTTACCATAACGATTTATACGCACTTTGGGAGAATTCACGGTGGGGGAATCTTGCAGTTGAAAAACACGCGGCCGGGCGAGAGCCGGTAAAGCTCAAAGGATTCCTCCAAGATCGACTCGGGGAAGCCTGGGCGGAAGGCGGAGCTCGAAGGGTGCGCTTGAGTGACGTGCGGGATATGTGCGGGGAATACCGACGGGGAACGGTTCCTAAAAAGCCTATTCTTTGCGGCGTCTTTGCCGATACTCAGGACGATTCCTGGAAGGCCGTCAAGGTCGGCTATTCGGCCGAAGGTGATATTATGGTTTCAGATTGGGGTTCTTTCCTTACCTGGAAAAATTTCTTGTCCTGGGCTCGAGCCGGAATCGAGCACGATGGCGTGAAATACTCGGTCCGATGCAATCTAACCGACGAGGGCGGCCACCGGACTTATGAGGTTCGGAAGAATTGCTCGAAATTGGCTCCAATCTTTAACCCATCAAAAGGGATCGGAGGAATGCAGGTCCGGCAAAGGGGTGGCGATCTCCTTCGATGGAGTAAAAGCCGAGTCTTCAAAACAACTCAGGAAGGGATGAGATTGGTCAAGGTTCTCCACTACGACGATGATTCATATCGGCGGCTTTTATTTCGAACGCTTATTCTGGACCGAGACCAGGTCGACGAGGAAGGGGTTGAGGTCGAGCAATTTGGAGAGCTTAGTTTTCCGGTCGATGCCCTTCGAGATGACGAGTTTTTGCTTGAGCTCTGCCGAGAGTATCAAATTAAAAAGGCCGGGAAATGGGCCTGGGAACACGAACCAGGAAACGATTTTGGGGATGCGGTCAAAATGTCTGTGATTGGTCGGGATGTTTGGTGCAGGTCCGCGGTGAGAGATTGACAAGCGGGGGCTCGATATGAGTCAACCGATCAACCGAGCCCTGGTTCGAAGCCTGGCAAGACTTCACACTGTCGCACAATTAACCACCAAGCTCGACGCCGCGACCGCGGAGCTAGAGGAGGCGATGTCGGCCGACGTAGTGGTGACCGGTGCCAATATGAAAGAATCCGGAACGACTGGAGAATATCGGTCTGGTGCCCTGGATTTAAAGGTAAGAACCTATGAGGCTGCCATTTCCCTTCGGACCCGGACGGATGCGGGTGCAACAAACGGAGGCCCTAACCGCAAAATGAATCATATTGATTTCAGTCACCGCGTTTGGGGGTTTTGATCGGTTGACGTAGTCGCTCCGACGCATGGGGCAGGACTCAAAAAAATCACGGCGAGGAACTCGGGCAGGCAAAAAAGTTCAAGCCAGGAAAGCGGCCGCAAAAAGCCCAGTTGACGGGCTTCCGAAAACAAAATCTGACCTGGTCAAAATGATTTCTTCCTGGGATGCCGCCAGGCATTCCGAGCGACGCGGCCGGGTTGTCATGCCCTCGCTTAATCCCAAGCGAAGAGTTTCACCGACGGAAAGGCTCGAGATTTCTAGGAAGGTTGAGGCGGCCGAGCAAAATGTCGGCTTCGTGAAACGTGCGATCGAAGGACCGGCTCGACTGGTTGGAAATCTTCACCCGCAGAGCCAGGCCGGAAATGCCGACTTCGAAGCTGAGATAGAGGAGAAGGTCGGGAACCGGTTTAAGAATCACCTGGCATTTGATGCAAGTGGGAATTTCGATTTTAACGACTGGCAGACTTGGGTTCGCGAGTCAAAAATTAGAACCGGCGATTGTCTGACTGTGTTGGCTTCGGGCCCCGACGGAGCGGCTCGCGTAATGTGTTACGAGGGGAACCAAATCGGCGATGGTCAAGGGAGACGCGACCAACCGGAAAATTTATATGATGGAATCTTTCTCGACCGCTTTGGTGGCCGCTCAGGTTTCCAGCTTTTGGACGATGAAGGGAAAGCGGCCAAAGTTGTTTCCCGCGATAGGTCAATTTATCACTCGATCGGCGGCCGAGCCGGTCGGGTTCGATCAGTGTCTGGTTTGGCTCACGCGGTTGCCAACTTCCTCGATATGGTCGAAATTTTAAGTGACACCAAGGCCGGAATTAAGGTAGCGGCGTTGTGGGGAGCTTGGATCGAAACAGCGGCCAACACTGAAAACAACGAAGACCCAGGGGAAGACCTTCGAGGGTTCCTCGAGGCCGCTGGAGAAACGGCCGAGATTGCCGAGGTCGAAGGGTTGGCTTCTGGTGAAACTTTACCGGACGGAAATGTTTTATCGGTCGAGGATGTCGTCCAGGGCGGGCGATTCCAAGAATTTGCTCCGGGTCAATCATTGCAAACCATGAACGACTCGAGGCCACACCCGAACGTGCTAGGTCTTTTGTCCTGGTTAATTCGAGACATGGCTTGGGGGCTTCCGCACGGTGGACTTTCTCCCGAGGTTCTCTGGGATGCGTCAAAAATGAATGGTCCAGGGATGCGTTTTGTTATGGCTGAAACTCGACGGTTTGTGGCGGACGAGCAGGAAAGAATGCGTCGCGATTGCCAAAAAATTTGGATGTATTTCGCCGCTAAGGAATCGAAGCGGGGCAACCTGGTCATTCCGGCCGAGTTGCAAGCGACCTGGTGGAAGACTTCTTGGATTCCTCAAGCTGATTTGACAATCGACCGGGGCCGCGACGGAAAGCTCGACCTGGCTCTCCTCGATCAAGGGTTAATGACTCGTGAAGAATGGTGGGCTCGCCAGGGGAAAGACTGGAAAACCGAGGAAGCAAAAGTCGCTCGAGAAAAAGCATTCATCCAGGAACAACGGGCCGCGGCCGGGTTGATAGACTAACATGGCAAAGAGTAAATTTGCACCGGCCAGGTGTATCTCGATAGACGTCGACGGAACGCTCCTGAAGCGGGGAAAAATTAACTGGCCCCTCGCAAATTGGGCAAAGCAGAAAAAGCTCGAGGGGTTCGAGGTCATCTTGTGGACTGCTCGAGGACGCCCACACGCCGCCGCGGTGGTGGAAAGGTTCGGCCTCCAGGATCATTTTTCGGCCGTCATCGGAAAGCCTGGTTACATTGTCGACGATATGGGATGGGGGTGGACTAAGTTCACCAAAATCGTGACGAAGTTTCTTTAGTTGACGCCCTGGGCTCAAGCTATGGCAAAATCATCTTGGTTTGAAATCAGCAACTCCACGGCCCTCGAGCCCCGGAACGAAGGCGGCCGCGTTGCGCGGGTCGACATTATGGGGCCGATTGGCGGCTGGGATGTTTCTGGTTCCGAGTTTTTGCGAGAGCTTAAAGACCTGGGCGACGTCGATTCGATAGATTTGCGGATTCATTCACCGGGCGGATCCGTCCTTGATGGATGGGCTATCGCCAATGGAATTAAAAACCACCCGGCGCACGTTGTCGCCAGGGTGGAAGGGCTTGCTGCTTCGATGGGTTCGGTCGTTTTAATGTCAGCCGACGAGATCGAAGTCCCGCAAAATGCTTACGTGATGATCCACAACGTCAGCGGCGGAGCATTCGGAGAAGCCGACGAACTCGAAAGCATGGCGGCCCTGATGAGAAAGCTCCAGGACGACGTCACTGATTTCTATGCCAACGCCACCGGGAAAGACCGGGAAGAGATTGCCGAGATGATGGCGGCTGAGACTTGGATGAATGGCGAGGACGCGGTTGAGCATGGATTTGCAACTCGAGTCCTTGAGCCAGTCAAGGCGGCCGCTTGTGCCGACCTCGAGACTCTTGTTTCCAAATTTGAGAATGTCCCTGAGGCAGTCCTCGAGCTCCAAGCCGAAGAGCCCGTCCTCGAGGAAGACCAGGTCGAGGAGGTTGAGGCACTCGAGGACGACCAGGCCGAAGAATCCGACGACCAGGAAGCGGCCGAGACCGAGGCCGACCAGGAGGCAATCGAAAAAGAATTGCAGGAAGAAGTTAAGGCGAAAGCCGAGCTCTCGACCTGGGGAAGAATTTTGGCAGCTCTATCGGGTGATAAGAGCGCCGACAATCACGGGGAATCGAGCGCGAAAGCTGCTCTTGTCCGTGCCGAAAAACTCGAGGCGGAACTCTCCGGCCGGGTTGATGAGCTCGAAAAAATCCAGGATGAACTTGAGATTTTACGAGCCGAAAACAAGGAACTGGAAAGCTGTGCGCTGACAGTCGAATCCCGCTTGATCGAGTGTGGTTTTGACTTTGCAGAGGCGGCCGACCTTCCGGCTCCAAATGCCAAAAATGGCAACGTCCTCGAGTCTTACCTAGGAATGCAACCAGGTCAGGAACGAAGAGAATTCTTTGCAAAAAACCGCAAAGAAATCGAAAGACTCCAATCGGAGTAAAGGGCGAAAAACAAAAACCAAAAAAAACTTAACTATCTAAAACAATGGCAAACTCATTTGCAGCAGCCCTCGCAGTGGATACACTCGCAGAGGAATCGATTACAACTCTCGGGCCGGTCCTGGGGATGCTCGACAATTTCAGTCTCGACGTTGCCCTGGCTCCTATGGCTCCAGGTAACACGGTCCAGGTTGAAGTCGTCTCTGGCGGAGCAACCGCTCAGACCAACCCTTCAAGTTATACGTCCAACAGTGACTCCACAAAAATCGCTCGTGCCGTAACAGTCAACCAGCACTCGATTTCCTTCAAGGTCACTCAAGGCGAGCTCAACAGTGGGCACCGCTTGCGTTCACTTCTTCGCAAGAATCTCCAGGTCATTGGGACCGCTTGCCGCGACGCTATCTTTGCGCCGATCACGGTCGCCAACTATGGTGCCGCAGTTCTTGATTCAACCGTGGCCGCGTTCGATGCGAGCGACCTCCAGACCGTTTGGGCAGGGTGTAAAGAATTCCCGACTCGCCACCTGATCCTCGACGGAGCTTGGTATTCGAAACTTCTTCCAACCAACGCCGATTCCTTCCTTCCTGGTCAAGCCGGGGCATATGGGTTCGATTCGATTGGAGTAAATAACCGGTGGGACGGGGCGGAGGACGACACGATCGGCTTCTGTGGTTCTTCTGATTCTCTCGCGATCGCTTCTGGTGAAGCAATCATGGACGACGAAATCCAAGACCTTCTCAGCTTTTACGAGCCAGTCGAGCTGCCAGGTGGGCTTTCCGCTTACCTTTCAAGCTGGACCGACCTCGGGACTCGCACTCGCTACATGAACATTTCGGTCATGCTTGGTGCTGCTGTGGGTGACGCTACCGCTGGAGCAATCATCACAGACGGAACCTAGGATTCCTTACAACCATTACAAGCGCGGAGGGCTGAGGCTTTCCGCGCTTTTTTTTGTGTCCTGGTGGATTGACGACCTCGGTCTTGATATGGGTTTGGCGACGTCGCGGATTGCATTTTTAGAGAAGGCCCAGGAATCGCTTGAGAGCGTCTTTCCTGGTTCGATGACCTACAATGGTTCGACCTTTGCTTGCTCGAGGTCAGGTCTCGAGGTCGTCCAGGGAGCTGAGCCCGGTGGGTTCGAGAACGAGGGCCGCGTGATGGTCCGGGTTCGAACTGCAAACCTTCCGGCCGCTGGGCTCCCCAGGGAAACCGCGGTTGTTCTCGATTCGGTAGAGTATCGGGTCGAGGAATGTTTGCTTGAGCCTTCCGACGTGGCTTGGAGTGTCGAACTGGAAACCGTTTAGAATCATGGGAGAAACTAGAAAAGGATTTGCTTATAAAAAACGCGGCCGCGGGACCGGATACAAGGCCGGGATGGAAAGATTTTCTGGCGTCGAATTTAAGGCCCTTCGTCTTTTGGATGAGGTTCGCGAAGCTTGCGACAAGTGGCTCGACGCGAACGAGGACCGGGGGTCAAAGTGGGATTCGTTTAAGTATGGCAAAGAGGCCAAAAAATGAGGCTAAAGGTAAAAGTCCAGGGAGCTCGAGAGCTTGCCAGGGAAACCGAGAAGTTCCGAAAGAAGCTTGGCCTCTCCGCCGGTGAGTTTGCGAACCAGGCCGCAAAGGCGGTTCGAGATACGGTCGTAAGAAACGTCCAGCCATTTGGCACCGGAAACAAGGCACTCGCCCAGGGACGCGGGGCGGTTCGGAAAGACCTTCGAAACATCTTTCGAATTATGCCTGACTCCGCTCGAGGATCTCAAGGAGTCATTTCATCGGTTTCGGAAGCTCGAAGGTTCCACCAGTCCCGCCGAGGAGCTCGAGGTCGGACCAGAAAAGGCCGGGAGGCAATGATTCTTGGAAGTGTTTATCGGATTTACCAGGAAGAGGTTTTGAAACTTGTGGGAACCGCAAAAGGTTCGGTAATGGGTGGCGATCCTGGAGCTTTAAAAGGACGATTTTCCGCATGGGTGAAACGATGGAAATCGGCGGGGTCTTCGCGGCGCAAAAAAAGCATTTTTGGAGCGATTTGGACATTCAAGGCTGAGCCCGCTCACGTTGCAAGCGACCGGGTGATGGGAGAGCGGGGGATCAGGAAGGTGATGAGAACAAAAGACCGAGTTTTGAGAAATGTCCTGAGAAGAAAAGTGAAGGCAGAGCTCAAAAAGGCCGAGCGCAGAATCAACCGCTGACGATTGACGAGCCAGGTTCTCTGCATGGTGGTATCTGATCGGCTCTTGGTCGCCCTGGGCGAGTTTTTGAATCAAGACTTGTCGCTCGGGCTCACTCCCAGGCTTCGAGACTATGGCGGCACCAAAGCGGCCAAGACATTAATCATAGACGCGGAGGACCCTGTTGAGCACGAGGCACTCGACGGGGTTTATGAGCTCGACGGTGAGGTGATCCTAAAGTTTCGGAACCGCGACGTCGCGGACGCAACGCAAAGGAGCGAGCTGTCCCAGGTCAACGACGCGCTTCGAGCTCGGGCGATTGATTGGATAAACGACACAAACAACGCTCGCGGCCTGGGAAGTGATGAGCTCAAAGTTTTTGACCTTCGAACGACCGACGGGGCTTTCGAGCAGGAAGATAAGTTTCTCCTGGGCCGAGTGGGATTCTCGGCGGTCATTGTTGGAATGGATCCGGCCTAAAGGTTGACGCGATTGCGCGGGGTATGAGCGCAAAGATTTTTGGCACGGGTGTTTTTGGAATTACCGCGGAGGCTGGGATGTATGCCCAAGACCTCTCGGTCGATTACAGCATAGACGAAACTTTCCTCCCGGATGAATCCGGCGAAGACGTCGCGGGTGCTTTCACAAATGCCGGAGCTTCTATTTCAATGACCGGTTTCGTAAATACTGGAGGAAGTGCTTTTTCTTCGACCCTCGGGGCTTCTCTCGCAGTTGCTAACTCACTCGACGCCTCAAGCTTTGTGACCGGTGCCTCGGACGACGACGCTGGTGAAACTATCACAACGAGCGTAAAGCTTGGCTATGGGAACAAAGCCTTTAAATCGTTCGACGTCGGTGGCGTGTTTAAGCCCTTCCTTGGAGCGTCTCAGTAATTTTCTCACCGACAAATTGAGCGGTCGACCGGGGTTCTGTGTGTGTCTTTCATCTCCCGTCGGCCGCTTTTTTGTGGCCTGGTTGACAGGTTAAATCTTTTTGATGACAGAACAAAATTTGGAACGGGGCGGCCCCGTCGTCTCGATGGGCGGAAACAGCGACGAAGCGAACTTCGATACCAGGGACTCACTCCTTGCCGGGGCTTTAATGGCCCTGGGAATCGAACCAGTCGACGCGGAGCCTTGCCGGATTATCACTAGGGAGCATCTCAGTGGTTCGACATATCAATTCTATTTCAAGCCACTCTCAAACTGCGGGAAGTTTCGGACCCGCGAGCTCCTTGGATATTGGGCCCAGGGAAATGAATGGGTCGAGAAGAATCCCGACCATCCTTTTGCCTATGCCATCGCGGCCGTCAAAAATTACCGGGGGCTTCTGGATTTCATAAACAAAAAGGTTCCCTATGGATGGGTGAGTCGAGGCAAAAGTTTCGCAATGCTTCCCCTGGACGCATCAAGCGAAACTCAGGAAATTATTTTAGGAAGGATGTCAAAATGAGTAAGCAGAAAAACAAGAATCTAGTGCTAACGCTTTTCTCAAAACGTCCAAAAGTGGGTGATTATACTCTCTACCCTCTGACCGCGGGTCGAATCGCTCTCCTCGAGGATAAAGGGAATAAGCTTTTCGCGGGAACCTTAAAGGAAGGCGACTCGGTCGACTCGTTCGACGTCTTTGAGGCTTTCATGGTATCGACCTCGAGCGGGGAAGAGCTTGCGGAGCTCTCAATTCTGAGCGATCAAGAATGGAAGATTTCAACCAGGGCATTCGGGTTTGACCTCGAGGATCAAACATTGATGGATTTTTGGGACGTCGTCGAAGCAGAAAGAAAAGCCATCTCGGCCGCTCGAGCAGTGCCAAAAAAAAAGAGAGCCCGACGGGCTTCGAAAACCTAATCGACCCGCCAGGCGATGACGCGCCCTGGTGGGCAACCTATGTTTCCGCGCTGGTCCCGGTAACTGGTCGGGATGACGAGTTTGTTTTGTGGGAGCTTCCATACGCTCGCGGGCTTCGCTACCTTCACGCGGTCGCGGTCGCCAACGGAACGACAATGGAGCTCGAGGAAGGCGACCAGGAGAAAAGGGATTCTCTTTTCGATGGATTCCAAGACCTTCGAGCTCGGCACGGTCTCAAAGATTGACAAGAAGGGGCTACACTATGGCAGCGTTAACATTTAAAGTTGGAGGAGACACAAGCGGACTTTCTCGAGCGGTCTCGAGTGCAAAAGGAATGCTGCTCGGTCTTGGTAATGTTATTAAAGCGGGAGCCCTGGCGGGTGGTGCGCTTGCGATTGGAGCTCTCACGACTGCGGTGGTTGGATTGAAGAAAGCCCTCGAGCTCGGAGGTCGGTTGAGTGATGTCGCTGCAAACACTGGCCTCTTAGCGGGGGAGGCTATGATTCTCGAGCGAGCCCTCGAAGACGCCGGGATCGGAGGCGAAAAACTCCAGGCAACAATTCAAAAAATGCAGAAAAGCATCGTTGAGGCTGGAGATGATTTGTCGACTCCTAAGCTTGCCCTGGACGAGCTTA